CCAACATCAGCCTTGACACCGAGATCCCCACCGATCCGGGTCAACGGTAATATGGCCTCCGGTCCAGCTTCGCCCATGAGGCCGGCACCTTGCGCCATCGGGAATATAGTGGGCCGGGATACGATTCCGCCCCGCGCAAAGGGGATGACTTGGCCGTTCTGGAAGGCGTTGCCCCGGGCGTTACCAAAGAGCCCGCCGAAAAAGTCGCCGATTCCCCCGAATAGCGGCCCGGTAATGTTCTGATACACCATCATCCGCAAAAGGTCATTGATCATGCTGTCGATCATGTCGCTGAATGACATCTCCCCTGTCCGGGCAAACTGGACTATTGCGTCGGCACTATCTCTTCCCCATCCTTCGATCGCCCGTTTGAGCTCATCGAATTGGTCTTTCCCTTCATCAACAATTTCCTTGACTATATCCTTCTGCTCATTCAGTGCGGCAATAGTTTCCTTCGCCCCCTCAATCGACGCCCTGCGCCACTCATCCTCGGCTATCCAACCAGCAACAGACCATCCGTATAGTTCCTCGCGTAGATCGATCTCGTCTTGCAGGAGTTTGTTTTTTGCAGCCTGTGCCATTGCCGCCTCCGCGTCGGCCTTGATGCGGTCCTCGTTCTGCCGTATCGTGGCTTCTGTGTTTGCCCGCCGCGCCTCCGCTTCTTTCCTCGCTCTCTCTACCGCCGCATCTTGACGCTTCTGTGCGGCCGCATCCTCCCTCTCCTTCTGCGCCTCAAGGTCCGCGAGCTCTCGCTTGATTATCTCGATCTCGCGGTCAATCCCGACCTGTCCTACGCCGCCCCAAAAGTCAGGTGATAATTTCCGCTGTTCAAGCACCTCAAGTTCACGGTTCAGGGCGTTGATTTTCTGTTGCGTGGACCGCCCAAACACAGCGTCACCAACGGCACCCAACGCCACCCATGCCGCCATGAGAGTTCCCGATTCCTTCTTGGCAAATTTGATGACCTCAAGGGTTTCATTGAGCCATGGTATCAGGCTCAGGGCTATCGACCGGCCCGCGCCAGTAGCAGACTGTTTCAAGAGGTCGAGCTGGTCATTGAGATAGGCCGCTTGTAGCGCCGTTTCCGTTGATATAACAAGGCCCATCTCCTTGGCTTTTTTCTGCAAATCTTCAATCCCGGCGCTCCCCTCGTTGAGCATGGGGATAAGTTCCGCACCGGCACGACCGAAGAGCCTCATGGCAAGTGCCGTCTTGTCGGCACCATCTTCCATCCCTGCAAAGCGGTCGGCGACTTCCTTCATGACTGTTTCGGAGTTTTTCAGCGTTCCGTCATTTCTGACAACGGACAGGTTGAGCATTTCAAAGGCTTCTTTTGCATCGCCCACGCCACGCCTCATGTCGTTCATGTTCATTGCGAGACGTTGCGTACCCTTGGCAATAGACTCAAGGGACGTCCCGGTCTGTGAGGCCACAAGCCCCATCGATGATAGGAATTCTGAGGTTGTGCCGGTCTGTTGGGCCAGTTTGCCCATCTGGTCGGCAACGTCGATCTGCTTTTTCACGAATGCCACGGCTGCGGCTGCGGCTGCTGCAACCGCATAGCCAGCGTACTTATTCAGGGCAGTCGCGGCTTCGGTAAATTTCTTCCCCACTTTATCCATAGCCAGTTGCATGCCGGTGGCGTTGTCCTGAACAGCCTTACGGGCCTTGCCCATGTCACTGGCAAATTGTGCATGACCGGCGGAAAGTTCCGCATGCAAAGCTCCTATTGGTTGCGCTGCCATTATTCCTTAACCCCGTTTCTTTACTTGCCCAAAATATGCTTTCATTTCGGCTTCCATCCCCGGCCTCGGCCCCTTGGCCCTTCTGCGGCTCAGAGTTTCGTATCGCGGCAGCTTCTTCGTCCGCGCCATGGCCGCCACCAACCATGCCTGTTTGTCCGATCTTTCAAGCGTGGCCTCCATTGCCAATCGCGTTTGGTACGGTGTCAACTGCCAAAATTCAACCGGGCTTAATCCCGCAACAACCGCCGCATGATACGCATCAGCCAACCAGTCAGGGTCTGCTTTTTTTTTACACCATTTTCATCCGGTGGTATTCCCTTGTCGCCGAAGTACGCCCACCGAATTGCCTGCTGTACTTCCTGCGCAAAGGGCACCAGCGGAGGCGACAGCTCCATGATCTTCTCAGGGGTCATCTCCGGGTGCTTGTCCCGAAGGCCCGCCGACGCTACAAACGCCACCGTCTCAGGATCAAATAGATTCGGCGCGTCGCCGTACTTCCCTGCCACCTCCGCCAATGCGGCCCACGTGAAGCGGAGATAATACGGCTTACCCAGAATGTCTATGCGCTTCTGCCCAGTTATCATGCCAGCGTCAAGTCTCCTGTCCTGTGGATCGTGATTGAGCTGGCTACCTTGTCATCGACTGCGCCAGAATTGGTGATCCCGGTCACGTAGCCGGTGAACGTGTGGGCCGAATTGTCGGAATAAGTGATCTTGAACGTCTTCAATGTATCATTAGCCCTTGCGGTTTCGGCAGCCAGCAGTCCCGCATCATCAGAGGTCCAGTTGAGATTGAACGTAAGATCGACATTCCTGGGCATTCCAGGCCGCTCTTCCTGCCTCGTCGATTCCAGTGTCGTAATGTCGATCATGTTTTTCGTGTCGCTCGGATTGTCCCAGTCAAGGATGTTGCCGATTTCGGTGTAGGTTTCCGGCGTCATGGTCGCCGTGTCGGTGTTGTCAGTGATCGTAAGCGATGTCGAATCAAGAGCAATGGCAAATGTGTCATCTGTCTTGTACATGACGACATACGTATTGCCGTTGATACTCGCCGCATCGTCCCCGGCAAAGTCTGCCGCCGCCACCACATCACCGTTGCTCAATCCATGACCAACAGCCGTTAATATGGTGGGATTGGCAAGGGTAATATCGGTAATCGTTACCGCCCCGCCCGTCCCGGTGGACATTTCCAGTTTGGTTCCTTGCGCTTCGGTCATATCAGACATTGCATTTTCCTCCTGTTTTTGTTGCTATTTATTCATCGTGCCAGACCAGATAATCCTGACTGACACGGTAAATCTTTATCTCGCTCTCGTAGATGTCTCGTTCGCTGTCTATGAGGCATGATCCGATTCGTGTTCCTGATGCTGTACCTCTGTACCCATCCAGTGCTTCCCTGATAGCGTCAGCCAGGGTCTTTGCCGCCGTGTACGTTTCCGCCCATGCGTCGATTTGAAAGCGGGGATGTGCCATGCCGGAAGCTCCCTGCAACACATGATCCCGGTCACCTGAAATCTTGGTATAGAGTATCAGGGGGTACGTGGGGGACTGCGGGAGCGTCACCGGATAACACCTCGTCGTGATCGCCTTTACGGTCGCATCGTTGACCAGTATGTATCTGATAGCCTGCTCGATCATTTCATCAGGCCCCTTTTCTGTTTCGCTGTCAGCGTTCCACGTTCTGCTTTACGCGCCAGCAACCGCGCCGATTTCTCTAGTGCCTTCCAAATTTCCTCCTTCAGTAATTCCAGCGATACCTTCTTTTGGCTGTCCCATGCTCCCCGCAAGAATGGCATCGGGGGGATGTACCCACGATACGCGCCCTTCTTTGTGTACCGTTCAGCAGACCCGAATTCGAAAATATGGGCCAATGGATGGGATGACCCTACGTATGCCGTCACCCTCGACCTGTCCTGCCTGCCGCGCTGGGATCGTTTCAGTGTGGTCCCAATCTTGATAGATTGTGCAATTGACTTACTATCAAACGGCAACCCCTGTGCGTTCGTTTGCGCTTTGTCCTTTATCGGAACCGCCGCTTTCTTCAGGGCATTCCTCACAACTGTTTTCTTCATGCTCGCAGTTGGCAACTGCTCAAGGGCGTCCATCGTTTCTTTCAGGCCGTGGATTTCAAACCTAAATGCGGGCTGTGCCATTATTCGCCCCTCGCACTCACGATCAGTTCAAGCCCCTCACGCCTGCCGAGTTCCAGCGCCGCGTGAATGTCATATTCCCTATCGCCATCGACAAGCCTATCCAGTGGGCCAACATCATCGCGGTAACGTATCCGATATTTACAGGCTATCTTTGCAACCACCTGTTGAGCGTTCCACCGTTCATCACCCCGGAGTTCC